ATGTTTGTTTTTCTCCATTACACACAACATCCAATACATTAGATTCTATTTTTTGTTGTGTTTTAACGTCAAAACCAATTACAACATCGCCCTTTAAAATGTTCTTAATTTCTTTAATACCATCTTTTGTTTTTATGTAAGTATCTGATAATAAGCAACTTCCATAGGGTAGGTATTTATCGTCACCCAATAGCCTAAAGTGAGCAATTTCGAATACGTTGAACTCGTCACCAGTCATTCTTTCTTTAAACTTCACCAATGGCTTACCATTCGATATTCTTTCGAATCTTTCGATTTCGTAATTAACCAATTGTTTTACGTGTGTTATTCCTTTTTTTCTTTCACCGTATAGTAAAACGAAATTATCACCATATTTACAATTCGAAAGAAATGCACCGTTTCTCGTGAAATTACCATTTTCATCTTTACTACAAACTGGAAAGTTATGTCTGTCTTGCTCATTATTTTTACCAACAACTTCCATACAATAAACATCATGTTTTTCACTTAATCTCTCGATGGATAGAACTTTGTGATTTAAAACACAATTTTTATTACCACGTACTTTAGAAATAGCAGATGCACGTTTAAAATTACTTTTACTATTAAAATTTGGATTAATTTCAGATACAAAATTGCGATAGGTTTTTTGTGTTTTTCTGAAAATAAGTTTCACTAATGTTGTTGAAGATAATGATTTTGATAAATCTTTTCTTATATTATTATTGGCTACTTTAAATAGTGCCATAAAATCCTCATCAGACATTAAAATTTTACCCAGATTTTCTGCTGAAACATAGTTTATAGAGTTGGTTAATATTTTGATGATGTAATTTAAAGAAACGTCATTAAGTTTTAACTGCATTTTATCTTTAACCATTTCACGATATTCATTATTAGACCAATGCTTTAACATGTTGTTAGTTCTAATCTTATTATGTTCTTCGTGTAATGGACTGTTATTATAATCATTAAAATATTTGGGATAGATTCCTGACATTTCTTTTGAAAGTTTTACTTTTCTTTTTTCAGAACGCAAATATCTATCAATCCCCAACATTCTTTTTTCTTTAATATCGTTCCTTTGAAGTAACAGTTTACCATTATCGCCAAGCATTTTGTGATAATTACTGTGTTCAATTGCTGTCATTCTTTTTAAATTTGATGGATGGTTGTTCTTTTTATTGAAATCAATATGATGTGTAACATATTTTTCACCATTCATTAATTCTTCTTTAATATTGGTAACACATTCTTGTGCAACAATTCTATGCGTAAATAAATGACGACCTGATGAGGGATTATAAACCTTTTCATACCCTAAAATATTATTAGCTTCTTTACTTGTTAAAGTATAGAAAGGCATTAAACTAATACCTTCACTTAGTTCATCTGCCCTTAAATATGTGCCATTTCTAAGCATATATTCATGGTCAGGTGCTGTTTCAATATAAGTACCATCATCGAAAGTAACTTTTAATATTTCGCTATCATTTCTTGTTAAATCGCACCAAATTACTCTTCCAGGAACAATTTTGTTAGTCTTGTCTTGAATTGAATAAGTCCAAATTTCATCATTTGGATTATTTTTTAGTTTTTTCGATAATTCTTTTATTGTAATTGAAGTACCATCTAACAGTGGAATCATGCTATCATACTTAATTGGCGTATTTCTTACCCAGAAAGGCAAGTTAACATTCACATTAACAATATCGTAGAAAAATTCTTCCAATAATAACTTAATACGTTCTTTGTTGGAATATATGTTTAACATCTTACCATTAACACCTATCGTTGTAGCTTCTTCCATGAACAAATCTAATGCAGATGATATGATTGGATAGTATTCCATACCCTCATAGTCAATGTACGCTGGAAGCCTTGCTGCTTCGTATTGAAGTGCTTTTTGAAATCCCCTGTCAGTCGTCCTAAAGAATTTGTTTTGGAGTTCTTTCTTCTGTTCTAATTCCAAACCTTTTTGATGGATTTCTTCTGGACTATTACCTTTGATGATAATTTTACTTTGTTTTGAGGGTGTTGATTGTGATATGGATGGTTGTGCATCCTGAAAACCAAACCCATCAAGATTCAAAAGCTTATTAAGCTCTTGGTATATTGTGCCATTTTTCTTTTCGTCTGCCATTTTTATAATTTTTTATAGTTTTTTATAAATACTAAGAAAGTTTGCAAAAACCTTAGTTAGATATAAATACATTCTATGTTTTGTTTTTATCTTTAATTCCGCTAAATAGCCACGCATTTGCCTGATAAGGATTAAACACAGAATTACTATTTGGCGATACTGGCGGTCTGCTTTTCTGCATTTCTTTAATTTCATTAATTGTTATGATAGCATTAAGCATTTTTTCGGTTACACCCTTACTTTGCTTGTATCGCATCATATCAAAATTGAGAGTATATAAGCCAATAGATAAACCCATAATAGAGTCATCGTGGAAACTACGTTTATGGTCAGCAACACGATTACCTGCTACAGTAACAAATGTCTTTAATTCGTTTAATAGTCTTATTGATTTGATTTCTACGTCTTCCAAATGTATTGCTCTTTGTAGTTCCAGTAATACACTTGCACGATTGTTTCCAATGAAAAAACCTGGGATTAGGTCAACATTCATGACTGCTCCATCACTCATAACCTTCTGACCTCGTTTAATATAGCCAGATAATCTGTCTCTTGTTGGCTTGTGAGTTACCTCTGCATAGTGAATATTTTCGTAACCTGTTTCAAGTAGTTTTTCTACTGTTTGAACACCATAACCACCAGTAACGTCAATAATACAATATGCATTATTGTATGCTTTACCATATTGATATGAGATTTCGGCAAGCATTTGTGGTGTTACTTTACCATAATACTCGGCAACCTGTATAACCATATGTCTTTTTATTTTGACCTTCTTTACTTTATCTCCCTTGGTGATTATTTTATCTTCAATAATTTCTTTGGTTTTCAACATATTGATTGTTGAATTGTCTTCTCCGTGTCCTGCGGATGCGTCAATTGCCATAATATAATCTTCACCAACAATTGGGTCTTCCCAAATCCACATATTTCGGTCAGTATATTCCTGACGTAATGGTGGTTGAACTTCAAAATCCTGAATACGTTTTAAATATTCTTCGGCAATAAAGTTGTCGCCCGAACCCAAGAACGAACAGTTATGGTTAGAAAATCCATTTGCTGAATATTCACAATTTTCAGAATCCACAATATCATAGAATTCGCAATCGTCAACAAATTCAATTGATTTTACATAATAATCACCATTGATTGTCGTTATGTATGCCACATTTGGAATCAATGATTTAGCATACATATCCATTTCATTAGCGAGAAATATATGGTCTTCGCTTACAATTATTGTGGTGTCATTAACCAATGTAACTTTCAACCCACGCGTTTTTTCCGATTTTTCAACACCTAGAAAATCCACAAAATCACCAGAAGAATTTAATATTTCATATTCTGTGTTTATTAACATGTTAAAAATTTAAGACATTTATCAATAATTTCTTTCGGTTTTTTATTTTTATTAAACTCATTTGATGTCACAACAAATATTTCATAACCCATTTCTCTTAATATTGAATATCTAATATTATCTTTTTTTGAATTATGCCAATAATTGCCATTATATTCAATGATTTTATTTTTATGTTTGAAATCTAACAACATTACAACATTTTCGTGATTATATTTATTTGGTATTCTAATTACATATTCTTTATTCAAGTCATGAAAATATGTGTCCGTTTTATCATTTAGGGATTCATGTAGTTTCCAGAATAATTCTTGAGATATTTTACTGAATTTATTCCCTTTTAATTTGGATATGTTGTTAATTCTTTGCACTACGATTTCACAATATTTGGCATTGCCAACAATATTTCCATATTTTTTAATATGCCATTCTTTTCCATTTGTTTTTAATTCCGATAGGTGTTTTTTTCTTTCATCACTATAAAATTTCCAGTCATTAGAGTATTTTTCAACATACCATTCTTTTGATGGATATTTGGGGTTACATTTCGAACACACAACAACCACATTTCCATCGACTAATTTCCAATGCTTAGGGTAATTATGTTTTTCACAATACGTGTTAATGTTATTGACAAAAAAATGTAATCTAAATGATAATTTATTTAGATTTTTCTCTAACAAATCAAACTCTTTTGTATGTGAATATAGGCTGAGAAATAATTTCTTATTATCTCTCAATAATTTTCTATTTCCCGACTTTCCAAAATAGTTTAAATACGAGTCCTTTAATAATTCTTTGGTGGTGTTTTCGTCATACAACTCATTTATATTATTTAATTCATCATTACAACTTTTCCATTGTTTTTTTGCCGAATTAATGTTTGCAATTTTAAATTGTTTTAAATATTTGTCAAATATTAAAATATTGCCATTCATTGTTATTTTATTAATGTCACCATCATAGCTTATTAAATATTTGATTTTGGCTTCCAATATTTTGTTTGAGGAATAAATTTGCATCTCAGAACTATAAACATTTATTAGATTTAATATATTTGGATAGTCTTTATTGAACTTAGATGTACCACCTTTAATGTAGTATTGATTAACATTCTCAATAGTTCTAAGTAATTTAATTAAGATATTTTTATCCATTAGGATTGTATTTTTATATAAATACTCACAAGAATTTTTTTGTTCATTCAATCTATCATAAAAATCTGATATTGTGATTTCTTCAACAATACCTGTGTTTTTATTACGAATCTTTAATTTTGAGTCGAAATTAACACACATAAGTTCCTGCGCAATTTTACGCATATCACCGTTTGCGTCCCTTACCTGTTCTTCAAACCAAGGCGAACTGGCTTCCCAACCTTCATCCTGTAACTCAATTCTTTTTTCATTACTCCAATTCTCGTCAACCCATGTTTTTTGTGTTTCTTTACCTTTGTTTTTTAACCACACAAGACCTTTATTGTATCTTGGGTCATTAAACCACCATAGTTCAACTGCTTTAAAGTTATTTTTTAATGAATCACCCTCTGGTTTACGTGCACCGTCAAATGTTTTGTAGAATACAGCATCAAGACCTGATGGAGTACTTACCATGATAGCAGCACCCCCTGTTTGTAATGTAGGTTTAGCTGATGTCCAGAATTTGTCTGCCTTTTCGGTCCAAGCAGTTTCATCCCAGAACAATAAGGTTGGCGTGTAACCACGAAGACCTTTAGAAGAGAAAGCACCTAACGATGAACCGTTGTCATAACGTTTAAGTTTTTGAGTATCTTTGAATTTGTCAAACGCTTCTTTACCAGTTTTTGGTCTAAGCCATTCAGGACAACCTTCAATGAATAGTACTACGTCATTCATGATTTCATCACGTGCTGTTTCAAGCTTATCAGCTACGATAGCAACACTTCGGTTTTCATTGAACATAACATACCAAGCAATGTATGCACAGGTTGTTGTTGAAATACCTGCCTGACGATATTTATTTGCAATTATAAATCTTTCGTCAACATAGGTTTGAACCAATGTCTTTTGAAAGTCGAATAATTTGAATGGTACAATTAAACCAGCTTTTCCTTGTGTTTGGTCAAAGATGGTCAGATAGGTTTCAATGAAATATATTGGATTTGTTGCACATCGTACAAATTCGTATTCTTTTTCTGAAAGTGTTAATTCACTTGCTCTTTTAACAACACCATTACTGGTAACAATAATTGGTTCGATTTTAGCAGATTTCTTTCTAATTTCTTCTGCTAATTTTCGTATCTGCTCTTTTTCGTTTGCTCTTTTTGTATCAAGCGGGACTAAGGGCACATGGTCAGGAAATACTTCTTCGTTGTCGATTAGAACTTTTTCCTTCTTTTCATTATCTGCTGTCATTTATAAATATTTATAAATAAATACTCTAACAACATAAAACAAGAAGGGACGCTGCATAACTGGATGTAGCGACCTTCGATTTCTTTCTTCCGAATGGTAAGGTGAACTTAAAATTTCAAACTTGATGTCTCAACAAATTCGTTGTTCTTCAATATGATTTTTCTTGCGTTTAACATATCTTTAACTTTAGCTAAAGACATGCCGTAGTGAAATACTAATAATGGTACATCATCATTATCACCCTCAAACATTTTCTCATAGTCGCTTGCTCCCCTTCCATTTTCGTCTTCGACTTCAATTTCATATGCCAGTGCGTGTATTGTATGATATCCATGCATATACTCTCTGTCAACCGCTTCGTGTAAACAAAATAGGTCAAATGACTTGGTTTTTAGGCTATAAACACCGTTAACGTAATCTTCTGTTGGTGGCATTGCATTATCGCACGCAGGCGACATATCCCAACACCAGTCTTCTATTTCAATATTTGTTGGGTCAATTGAAAAAACAAATTCATACAAGCCTTCGTCTTTCGAATTATAACCTATCTTCAATATGAAGATTAACTTTAATTTCTCGTCCTCGTAGTTCATGGTGTAGTTTTTCCATAAATACACTCAAATAAAAAAAGCTACACGAATGTAGCTTTTTAATTATGAACTTAATTTATTTAACGTGCTGCTGCTGCTGCTCCTGCTACTGCATTTTGAAACGATGAGTTCTTTGGAATATATTGTAAGTACCATCTGTCATCTCTTGGACTTTGCATGAACCTTACTTCACCCCTGAACTTATTGTCTTGTGCTACTTTTGTTAGCAATTGAATCTGTTTTTCGGGTGAACCGCCAGCGAATACCACTTCTTCAGGATTTGACTCAATCATTGTTTGGGTCATTTCTTTAATTTTGTTGATAATCTCAGTCTGTTTAGGTGTTTCGGTTTTATTACCGAATCCAAATAATTCGTTTACTTCTGTTCCTTCGTTAATATTTTTTTTTACTACGCTTTCATATAATCCAAATTGTTTGTCAATTAAAGCATCAAGTTTCTTTAGAGTTTCTGACTTTTTAGCTTCATTCAAGCTTGGTTTAATCAAGCCAGCAACTTCTGCAAGACGTTTGCGGACATATACTCTGATTTTTCTTTCGCTTTCAGTCATCAATTCAGTTTCTGCCTCTACATCTTCATTTTTAAGGTTTTTCCACATTGCAGCAGCAGCTACTTTTTTACCAACTTCTTTGCTACCATATTCTTTAGCAGCTTTGTCGGCTACTTTTTCAAAACCCTTACCCTTCTTACCAATATCTTCGCCAGCTTTAGCTTTTTTTACGACTTCTGATTTTTTTTCTTTTGATAATCCAGCAGATGGTTTAGATTCTGCAACTACTTGTTTCAATTTCTTTAAAACTTCGTTCAGGCTAACTTCAACGTTTGTACCGTTTTGTGATGTTACACTGATTGTTGTAGGTGCTCCATCTGGTTTCATAACACCAC